CGAGTCGAGGCGATGGCATCACGGATGGAATTCCTCGAAGCAGAAAACGAAGTATTAAAAAGAACCCTTTTAAACGAATTGCACAATGCCTAAAATCACATCCATCACCCCGAACGGCCAATGGAACGAGTTCTACAAGTTAGACATCCGCTTTGATGACGGAGAATTTGGAACCGCATTCGCCAAGAGTCAAACCCCTTCTTACAAAGTAGGTGACGAGGTTGAGTACACCAAGAATGAGAAAGGTACCATTAAGATTCAACGTGGTGACCGCCCTGCTTGGACACCTTCAGCACCCAAGGCCAATGATGACCGCAGCGCATCTATCATTCGCCAGGTAGCATTGAAATCAGCCGTTGAGATGTCAGCAGCTTATGTTGCCCAAGGGTCAACAATTCCCGTAGAGAAAATCTTTGAGTTAGCAGAGAAGTTTAACGCTTGGATGTCAGGCACCCACGGTGCTACGCATCAAGAACACTTTGCAGCTCGTGTAGAAGAATCCAGTCCGTTTTAGGTGTTTCATAATGACTGGTTTTTAGCCCCTCTCCGGAGGGGCTTTTTTTTGCCCAATGTTTTTTTGTATTGATTTTTTGTTTACGTTTGCCATATGAAACATCCTGACCTAATTTCAAACGATAAAGTACTTCCCTTCCTCGAAAGAGCAAGAGGCGGAAAGTACTACGACACCGGTAAACTTGGCCACCCGGTAATTGATGAGTTCCTCCGATTCAAAGACGGAGAGTTTGTCGTTGTTACAGGCCACGCAAACGTAGGTAAGACGCACACGCTTATTTACTTGATGCTGATGCAGACGATGAACTACGACAAAAAGTGGTTGGTCTATTCTTCCGAAAACGAGGTACACTCGCTCAAGCGGAAGTTGATTGAGTTCCTATCCTGCGAACCTATCCAAAACGTGACAGAGGCAAAGATGTATCGCCACCTTGATTACATTGACGAACATTTTCGGTTTATAGATAGCAACAATCTATACAACGCATTTGACCTTCTGCGGGTAATGGAAGAAATCCACGAGGAATGGCAGTACACCGGATGCCTGATAGACCCTTACAATTCCCTTGTAACTGACCAAAAGAAACTTGGGAAATCGGGGATGCACGAATACCACTATGAGGTAGCATCTGCCGTGCGAATCTTCGCTCACAAGAACGCAGTTACTACAATCGTAAACACCCACCCGGTTACGGAAGCAATGAGGCGTGTGTTCCCAAATGGCCATCAATACGCTGGCCTTCCAACGCCACCAATGACTTCAGACATTGAAGGAGGCGGCAAATGGGGTAACCGTGCCGATGCCGTAGTAATTATACATAGGATGGCCCAACACTTAACCGACTGGGTATTTACCGAAATCCACGTTCGCAAAACCAAGGAGATGGAAACAGGTGGAAGACCTACTCCGTTATCCGAACCTATCCGCTTGCGTTCAATGAAAGGCAATGTTGGGTTTACCTATAATAATCTTAACTTGTTGGACGTTCAAGCACCTATTCAAACTATAATTTATTCAGATGACCCATTTTAGTCAAGACTCTTGGGAGATTTACGTTAGGGATAAAATCCTTCAGGTAAGCGATGTTGTTCGGTGGTTAAACGAGATGGCCTTAGCCAACCCTAAAGAGCCACAAATCGTGGATAATATGCTATCAGTATGGCGTGCTACGCAGATGCTGGAGGATATGGTAGATATGAAACGCCACATCGACAAGCGGGTAAACGAGGCACGAGTAGAAAACGCCCGACTACTTATCCAGAACCGGGAGCGTTTAATTGAGATTGATGCCCTGAAGAAAGAGTTAGAGCAAATCAAAGAAAATCTATCCTTATGATTATTCCCGTACCATTTGCACCGAATGAGGTGTTTGCAATTAACGGAAAGAAGTTCTTGGTATTGGACTATTGGCGTCCCGTGAGCTGGAGCCAATGGAGCGCCTGGTACCTAATTGAAGACGAACACGGCAAGAATTACGAAGTACCGTACTTCCACATCCTAATTCAAAAAGAAAGAGGCAACGCAAAATACGTTGGTACCAAAAGATGAACTACAAACAATTCTGCAAAAACATCGGATACACCGATAAAGGAACTCGTGACTGGAACAATGTTAAAGTCCGAGCAGCATACGTAAAAGCATTCCGCCCATTCTTCACGCTTACGGAATTAGGTCGGCAGATGGGTAAAAGTCACGCTACTATTATCCATTACCAAAAGCTAAAATTCCCAAGGGATACCTTTTACGAATCAACATTAGAAATAGCGCACAATCTACGTGGCCCGCTTCCAGAACCGGAAGAAACTGAAGAAGACCGAATGGTTACAAGTGTACTCAATTACGATTATTTGCTTGAGCAGAATGCTAAACTCGCCACCCAGGTAAAAGAACTTGAAGCGAAGTTGGCAACGCTTAAACAATTCGTCAATGGGCTTTAGCGTTAATTTCTACCCTCTTTACGGTTTTCTTTTGGGTGCTAATTGGAGCAAGACTGAATTTGAGGATTGTAACCTACATAGTTTGGAGATTTGCCTTGGCATTATCTTAGTCGAAGTATTATGGGAATCCTACCCCGATTAGCAAAGCGCCACGAGGACTGGTTGCGTATGGCGAGGTCGTTCGGTCTTGACCGTGACGATGCTCACGACTTAGTGCAGGATATGTACCTGCGCTTGTATCAGTACGTGGACAACCCCGAAAAGCTGGAATACGGAGACGATGACGTTAACACGTTTTTCGTGTACATCACCTTGCGGAATATGTACCTGCGGGAGATGACGCAGCGAGCAAGAATCAAATTCGTATCAATAGAAGAGTTTGACGATAAGGAAGAAATTTATAACATAGAGTCAGACCAAGCGCTTACGGTGCTTTTAGATGCCGTAAAAGGCGAGGTATCTAAATGGGATTGGTACGACAATAAGTTGTTCACGATTTACCACGATGGGGACGTATCGCTTCGTAAGTTATCGGAGGCAACAAAGATTTCACTAAGGTCTATTTATAACACGTTGAAAAATGGAAGAGACAAAATCAAAACCAGTTGCGAAAACGAATACCAAACGTGGGCGGAAGCCAAAGGGACTCGGTGACCGTATCGAGCAGATAACCGAAGCCACCGGAATCAAGGCGGTAGTAGATTGGTTTGCCGCTGCAACCGGTATCGACTGCGGCTGCGAAGCCCGAAAGGAAAAGTTAAATCAGTTGTTCCCAAGCAAGAATCCAAAATGCCTGGAGGAACCTGAATACAAATGGCTTGACCAATTCTATAAGGAATACAAAAGTACCTTATCCAGCGACCAAAGTAAAGAAATCGCAACCATTCACGCCAGGGTATTTAACCACACATACCACGTGCCTTGCGGGTGCAACCCGAAGTTATGGAAGCAATGGGTAGAGGAGTTGCGTTCCGTATATACTGCCTATGAACCAGTCGGGTAAATTTGGTGAACACCTCTGGAAGTCTTTCCTTGAGAATCGGGGATACGATGTTGAGGAGGCACCACCCCGCAAGTTCTACGATTGGGACTTGAAGGCCACGAAGCGGGAACCCGACCCGGAGACAAACTTTCACCCGACCTACACCTTTGAGGTGAAATACGATGAAAAGGCGTACTATTGGGCGAGCAGGAGGGGAACACCAAACGACCCTAACCTGTACATTGAATATCGCAATAGTACAAAAAACGAGGACTCCGGTATAATGACAAGCCGTTCTGACTTTTACGTGTACATCATTAAGGACGTTGAGAATGTTGCGTACATATTCCGAACCGCAAAGCTCCTGGAGCATCTGATGAATGCCAACTATAAATCCGTAGGCAATAGCGCAACAGGAGACGATAACGCTGAGGGATGGATACCTCCGCTATCAATGCTAACAAGGACTAAATCCTTTATTAAAAAAATAACCTTGTAAGAAAGTAGGGCTACGGCCCTATTTTTTTTGCATTGATGTTTGGTGTATTGTTTTTTTTTATATGTTTGTCGAAACAAACACCTAAAACAATGAATCAAAAACTGCAAGACCTCATCATTAACATCACGGTTCCCCTGGCTTGGGTTGCCTTGTGGTGTGTTGCAATCTTTGTTGTATTCCTGCTTCCGCAGGCAATTTGGAATGTGCTATGCAAGTAACATACGTTGACCTGATGGATGCTGCGGCAGACCAGAATGTAGGCCCAGAGGATAACTTTGACACGGTAACCGCCTTCTACGAGGCGTTTGCTGCTTGGGCAGGATTCAAATCCGTAGAAGAGTTCTACGACTGGCGGTTAGAGTTAGACGGTGCTTTTGAGAAAGGCCCTGATGGCAATCACTTCTACGGTGGTTTTATTCAAGAGCCACGAGAAATCAACTTCCCAGAAGAGTTTGATATTTCTTCATTGTACTTACGTGCGGAGTTCCGTGCAGAAAACCTTGCCTGGTAATGACTACCGTAGAATATATGCGCCTGCTTGCCAAGCAGTACGGTAGCGACATTCCACAAGAGGAAATGGACAAGGCAGTTAATTACGAATCGATGCTTCTGGATATTGCCTTTAACAAGGGGAGTATGGCAGCACACGATAAAATTAGAAATATGCTATGAAAATAATTGAACTATTAGATGGCAGCACCTGGGACAGAGGCACTATCCTTGAAAAGATGCAGGACGATTCGTTTTACTACGGACACCTTGCAAAACACGCTTTATCTTCCTCAGCTTGTAAGCTGCTACTCTCGTCACCAAAAACGTACCACTACGTTACGAAGTACGGCCAAGATGAATCAGATGCCTTCACGGTAGGGCGGTTGGTTCACCTGATGGCTCTGGAGCCGCACCGGATGCAGGAATACGACATTATCGATGTACAGAGCAAGAACACGAATATGTGGAAGGACGCTAAAGCAAAAGGCGGACAAATCATAACTAGAAAAGAATACAACGAAGCCCGTAGGATTGCAGATGCCCTGCTACGCAACGAACACGTATTAGGTTACATTCAGGGCTGCGAGTTCGAGGTTCCTGCCGTTGGTGTTATTGAGGGGTTGCCCTTCCGGGCAAAGGCAGACATCCTTGGGGATGGATTCCTTGCCGACCTGAAGACAACTACCGACCTGCGTGCGTTTCCCTACTCCGCCAAGAAGTACGGGTACGACCTCCAGGCGTTTATCTACACCCGTCTATTCGGAGTGCCTATTGATAAGTTTATCTTTATTGCTGTAGACAAAGCGTCACTTGATATTGGGATTTACACGGTCTCTCCCGAGTTCGTAGCGATAGGTGAGCAGAAGGCGCACGAGGCGATTGAACTCTACAAAGAGTTCTTTATGGGCAATGACAACCCGGAGCTTGACAACTACACCATCATTGGTCAACTTTAATCCTTACAAATGGACAAATTCATTAGAGACATTTTAATTCTTTGCGTATTATGTATTACGCTGGGGTGCCTTATTGGATTTTATTTTTATGAATACATTTAACAATTCGGAATTACACCGAGTAGTCAAATAAAATTTAACATCAATGACTGACATTACCAAATGCACAGGGGAGGGATGCCCGCTTAAACTCCAATGCTACCGATTCACCGCACCAATGGGAAGTTATCAATCAATGTTTGTTGAAGTTCCTTTCAAAGATGACGGATGCAATTACTATTGGCAAGATAAACGGATATGAAAGCAATCCTTGAATTTAATCTACCTGACGAAGAGCAGGAGTTTATGGAAGCGGTCAACGGTGGTATGTTTAAGCACGTCCTTTGGCAGTTAGACCAAAAGTTGCGCTCTAACTTAAAATACGGAGAACTTCCAGACGTGGAGTACAAATGCTACGAAACGATACGGAAAGATTTGTATCGGCTACTTAGTGCCAATAATTTGACAATCGAATGATGTTTTGTATCCAGAGAATCAGTTTAAACCTTAGAAGCAAGATATGAAAACACACATCAAAGAACTAATTGCTCTTTATCACCTGCTGGACGAAATCGGTCAAATAATTGATTCGGAGAATAGCGGCCTATCAGCGGAGCAAAGATTAGACGAGATTCAAACAACAATTAGAAATTATTTCAAGAATGACGCCAGTTGAAGAGTTGTTTCAGTTGCTTTGGGATACGCCAAAGGATAAGTTGACGTGGTTTACTATTCGTAAACAAATGATTGAGAAAGAGCAAGAGATAATGAAAAAATCTTTCTCCAATGGCTTTAAGTGGTGCTGCGAGCGTGAGTTCACGGATGAAGTATTTGATGATTACAACGAAACCTTTAACGTCAGCGAGAAAATGAAAACACCAATTGAAATGCTGAATGCCATAATCCAAATGCAAGAAGCGAACTATGGTCGTGGAAGCGATACCCATATGGCATTAAATGAGCTTGCTAAAGAAGCAAAGGAAGTGGTAAATTTTTACACAGCCAACGAGAAATGAAAAGAACACTAATCATTTACAACACAAAAGAGACTACACAAGAAGAAGCAGCACACCTTCTTGAGATTCTAAACTGCGATGACTCTACTTTGTGGGACAATGCAGACCATTGCGGAGTACAAGTATTTGAAGTACCAACATTTAAAACCAAATAAAAATGAAACAAGAAGAACCAAGCAACGATATGTGCGAATGCAAAGTACCACAACCACAAATCAAAGTAAGTGAAAATGGAACATATGCTTACTGCACAAAATGTATAAGAACACTTAACACCAACGAGAAATGAAACAAGTACACGACCCTAATAATTTAGCTAACCTAAAATATATAAATAATGGAGAGTTTCATATTGGGCAATGTTACGATACTCACCCAGCAGAGATGATTTATTGTAATAGCTGCGGAGGCTCAGATTTCAAGGTTGGTCAAGGTTCTTGCTTTACCGCTATAAAATGTAAAAAATGCGAATACGAGGTATGTATTCACGATGGATAATCAAAACCTTTAACACCAACGAGAAATGAAAGACCAATTTATGCGGATAGCAATGGCTCGCTTACGAGGCGTCTATCCTTTCAAACCACAACGCAGAGCAGTTGCTGCAAAGATGTGGGTAAGGTTTGTTAACAAGAAGTCCGATAACCAACCTTGCTGGCAGGACGAAGAAGAGGAACTCAATAAGCGAATGAATATCATTGGGCAGAACGGAAACACCGGAGAGCATTATGAAGAATCACACTAAGGTTTACCTGAAGGCAATGGGATTGTCTGCTTTAGAATTTATCCCTTGTGAAGTCTGCAACAGGCGAGCCGTAGACATCCATCATATTGAACCTCGTGGTATGGGAGGCAGTAAACTTATGGACACGCCAGAGAACTTAATGGCGCTATGCCGGGAATGTCACCACGAAGCCGACTTTGGTGTTGAGTTATCAAAAGATTTCCTGAAAGCCGTACACCTAAAAAAGCTGAACAAATGATTCACATCATTACACCGTGTTCCCGACCGGAGAACCTTTCAACAATCAAACAAACGATACCGGAGGATTGCACCTGGACGGTGGTGGTTGATGAGAAAGCAACAGGACATTTCCCAAATGGAATTACTTACTTGCGTCCTAACGTCTCCGGTAGTTGGGGACACCCGCTAAGGAATGTAGGAATGGAGTTTATCCTTGCGCTAAAGGCCAAGAGAGGCGATTACATCTACTTTCTTGATGATGACAATATAATTCACCCTGATTGGTACGAAGGCGTTAAAAACGAATCATATCCGTTCATCACTTGGGGACAGGTATTCAAGAACGGCCAACCAAGACTCCACCCAACAAAAGAGCCACGAGTGGGTACGGTAGACACGGCATCGTTTATGGTTCGGTGCGATGCAATCGGGGAAGTTAGATTCGGCAACGAATACGAGGCAGATGGGCTATTCGCTCAGCAGATGGCAAAATGGAATACCAAGACACTCGATGCCTATCTTTGTTACTACAACTACCTACGATGAAACAAACCCACGAGATAGATGGCTGGTTTAACCACCACGGTGCCTATGACTTTTTGTTGAGCAAGGTTCCAACCGGTGGCACATTCGTTGAGCTTGGCGCTTGGCTTGGCAAGTCCTCCTCGTATCTGTGCGACAAAGCAACAGGCCAACAAATAATCATTATAGATTCTTTTAAGGGAACACAAGAATACATTGACTCTTATTATAACCT